GGTATTTCTATTTGTGTCTGCAAGATGTTGCAAGCAGGTTCTCAGAGGGAGCATGTTCTTCTGGCCGTCCTCATAGCGGTGACTGTGGGGTTTTTCTGGCTGGATGTCCATCGGCAGGGAGTGCGAGCGGAGCTCGTTTCCGAGTCGATGAAAGACCTGAACACCCTCCGGCGGATTTTGGAACTCAACCAGCGGTTGCTGAGGAATTGTCAATCCACCGTATTCCACCTTAAGCAGGAACGAGCGCAGATGGACCGAGTAGTTGCTCGGCTAGCTGCTGCTCGGGAAGAGGCCTGTTCGCCGCGAGCGGCCGACCGTGTGGTGTCGGCTGCTGGCGATGCAGCATCTTGGGTGGCCGGTGCTGCTGCCTTCGGCTTCGCTTTGGCGTGGTCGGCGGTGGCGGCGTACTGGACACTTGCCTTTGGTGTAGTGGGCGTTGTTTGCATGTCGTACGTGCTTTGGCGCCTACTCTGCCTGGTTTATCGCTGGGTTCGGGAACGAATTTGGAATTGGCGGGCCCCGATGGTTGTTGAAGAACAGCCTTTGGATGGCCCCACGCTCGGCTGCGCAACGTTGCAGTGGCCTGGAGTGGAAATTCAACCCGAGCGATACCAGGCGGGGTCTGATCCTCATCCCGTCTCGTTGAAGGATCTGCCGCCTTTTCAGGTGGCCGTCTACACCAAGGGCGCAGGCAAGACCGAGACCTACTTCCAGGGCTATGCGCTCAACATTGAGGGCTATCTGGTGATGCCCCTTCACGTCAAGGAACCGGAGGGCGTCCCACACGACCATCTTGTTTTGCAGCGCTACGTCGGTGATGAGCTGCGGCAAACGACGCTCGGAGAGACGATAACCTGGATGGAGTTGGCCCAGGACGCTGTGGCGGCGGATATGTCCACCATGAAATTCGACAAGGGTAACTTGGAAAGCTATCTCGGCCTGGCGAAAGCTAAGGTCGCGGATGTTACCGAGATGACCCATTGTTCGATCGTAGGTGGCTTTCGGCCGGTGGCCAGGACCATGGGGGCAGTTCGACTGCTCTCGGAGTTCTTTGGCCAAGTACAGTATACTGGAACGACGTTCCCTGGGTACTCGGGGGCGGCATACTACGTCAACAAGACGGTCTACGGCATGCACACATCGGCTTGGCACACCATGAATGTTGGTTACTCGGCAGCCTATCTGGCCTCAATTCTTAGGAAGAGGCGCGGCCAGAAGGAGAGTTCGGAGGACTTCCTCTTCCAGAGAATGACGAAGCAGAAGAAGATTCTGTATCGCACGTCACCTGGGGACCCGGAGGAGGTCATCATGAAGGTCGAGGGTAGGTTCTACACCTTCGCGAGGGACGAGATCCCTAGGAGTGTGTGGGACAGGATGGTGAGCGCTGATGATGTCCAGGGCAGCGGAGAGTCGTACAACGACGAGGGTTGTTTTTTAGGGCGGCGCCCGGCTCAGAGTCAGTCTCTGGGCCAGATGGGCCAGCTCAAGAGGATGCCCGACAACCGGAGCCCGGGTGTGAGTGTTTCACAGCATGGCCAGCAGACCATCCCGAACGTTGCAGCCGGCCTCAGTGGCCAGACGCCAGAGAGAACATCCGGATCAAGCTCTGCCAAGAATGCAGAGGGAAAGCCGGAGAATATGGTGTCCCAAGAACGGATCGTTGTGCAATCGCCTCCTCCCTCCAGTGGCACGTCGAGCATTACCGAGCAGTCAGCAACCGGCTCAAAGAGCCGACGGAACAAGAGCTCGAAGAAGCCGTAGATGAGGTGGTCGAAATGGTTTCAGCGTCGACAGGCCGTGTCGAGTTCTCTGTGGACACACAGAGGCAGTTGTTCGATGCGGCGCTGGAAGACCTAAACATGACCTCCTCAGTCGGAAAATGTCAAATGGATCGGTATGGGGCCACAATTGGAGTGGCTCTCGGCTATGACCCGATCGCCGGTTGCAATCAGGAGCGAGTTGACTTTCTTTACCATCTAGTCAGCGAGCGCCTTGAGGAGATGCGTGGGGGCCGATTAGTTTCGGACCCCATAAACCTCTTTGTGAAGCAAGAACCTCACAAGCAATCGAAGATCCGAGAAGGCCGCTATCGACTCATCAGCGCGGTCTCTCTGGTCGACACCATGATTGACAGGATGATCTTTGGCCACATCAAGCAGGATGCGTGGCAGGATTCCCCTGTCCTCATCGGATGGACCCCCCGTCAGGGGGGCTACCGGTGGTTGTGGGAGCGACTGGATGGAGGCAAACGGCTTGAGATCGATAAGCGGGCCTGGGATTGGTCGATGCAGCCTTGGGTTGTGAGAGGATGCCTGGAGGTGTTGGAGCAGCTGTCGCTGCATCACACCGATGAATGGCTGAAGCTTGCCCGCTCCAGATTTGAGGCCCTTTTCTACAGAGCGAGGTTCGATGGTGCCGGCTTGACCTTTGATCAGGCTGAGCCAGGCATCATGAAGTCCGGCTGTTTCCTCACCATTTTTGCCAACTCTCTCAGTCAGTTGCTGCTGCACTTTGTAGCTGTGCGGCGCTCTCGCCTGGGAAACCTCATTGAGGCCCCTTTTTGTATGGGTGATGACACCATCCAGCGTTGTTGGGCCTCTGAGGACCAGGTTGATGAGTATGTGCGGCAGCTGGAGGAGGCGGGCTGTGTGGTGGGTGATTGTGAACTTTTACCAGCTGGCTCGGACTTTCAGTTCTGTGGATTTAGGATCACGAAGAACAAAGTGGTCCCTGCTTACACCGCCAAGCATTGTTTCGTTCTCCAACATCTTGAGGACGATACGGCGGTCGAGACGTTAGATTCTTACCAGCAGGACTACGTCTTTGAACCACACATCTATGGCCATATTGCGGATGGCCTGCTGGAGATCCGGCCCAACGCTCTCCGCTCCAAGGGGAAAATGCGCAGGTTTCTGCGTGGAGATGAGTAGAGTGTGAAGCCGTGGTCTGGGCAACGTAGGTCGGGAAACCGAGCTATGGGGTGTAGCGACCCTCCTCTGCCAGCCAAAGGGGGGCATCGAGCGGCTACCCAATTAGCCGTGAGGGCACA